GCACCCCACCTAGCGAGGCAGATCAGTTGGCTTGTAGCACACTAGGCGTACCGTGGCACATCTACCTTGTCCCACAGGACCAATGGTTGACTATCAATCCCTTGTAGGACTGCCGTGGGAATACGGCAAACAGGACTGCTACACGGTGGTACGTCAGTATTTTGCGCTTCAGGGCGTGACGCTGCCGGACTTTGACCGCCCGGATGAACTGGATCTCAGCCCCAGCATTTATCTCCGCGAAGCAGTGGCATTGGGCTTTAAGCGGGTGTCCTTTGCCGAGCGCCGCCCAGGTGACGTGCTGATCATGCGGCTTGGGACACTTCATCCGATGCACGCCGCTGTGCTGGTGGACTACGACCGAATCCTGCATCAGTTCAACGACACCCCAAGTGCTGTTGAGGATCTCCGCAGTTACTATGTAAGGAGCATTGCAGCGGTGTTCCGATATGCAGCGGGTCCGGCTGCTGGGTGAATTAGGCGACCGCTTCGGAGCAGAACACGAGTTCTACAACCTTCGCACGCCAGCAGACGCGATCAAACTGCTGTGCATCAACAACGAAGAATTCCAAACATTTTTAATTGAATCGCACGAAAAAGGTATTGGTTATCGGTTGTTGCAGGCTGATGTAGACCTGGATTACGAAGATCTGACTCTGCCATTTGGGCAGCATGATCTTGTGCTGGTTCCTGTTGTTAGCGGCAGTGGCGGTGTCGGAAAAATTTTAGCTGGTGTAGGTATTGTTATTGCCTCATTGGTAATCCCAGGCTTGGGCTTCGGACTCGCTGGAGCAACTGTTACATCAATCGGTTTGTTCGGCGGCGCCCTTGCTTTGAGTGGTGCAGCACAACTTCTTTCGCCTCAACCTCAAGTTCCAACGCTCAGCAACAATCGCTTTGGTAGCGGCACTAACGCCAGCACTCGCGGTCCTCAATCCGAAACTCGTGGCGCCGACGGTCAGCAATCCTACGCCTATACCGGCGCTGCAAATACGGTTGGTATGGGCGCTGTTGTTCCTGTCGCTTACGGCAAGGTTTTGGTGGGCAGCCAGCTACTTTCTGCCAATGTTGAAGTTACCGATGAGTCTGACCCACTGAGCACCGCGATCAAAACACCAAGCTTTGACACAATCCGCATTGGCGGTGAGCCGGTTGGCTATGGCTACAGCGACGTATCGGGTATTCAAACACGCCGCACCGACGAAACCAGCTTTAACAGAGCCAACCAGTACAACCTTTACTACAACCTCGGCCTTGCCAACGGTAACGAAACTAAATACACATTTGACACAAAAAATGATAGCCGTAATAATTTTGCTGTGTGCCTAGGTTTACCTGTAGGTATTAGAGATCGAGTGTCTGGAGCTGGTTCTAGCCTTGTAGATGGTTTTATTACTTACCGGGTTACTGTTACACGAGGCAAAACGCAAGATGTGTTGGGCAGCATCCAAGCCACAATTCAAGGGCTAGCCTTCGGACATTATCGCTGGGTCCATAGGTTTAGTCATGCCAACAACGATAAAGACGATGGAACAGTCCGCGTAGAGATTATTGATTTTCGCTGTGAGAGCGACGTTTACCTACAACTACAAGCCGCTGGGTACAACTTCTAATGGCGCTTAATTCCACCTCTACGATCAAGATCCTGGATCTTCTTTGCGAAGGTCCGATTGATGGCATCGAGGGTGCCGAAGCTGGCGTTTATCTTGACGAAACCCCGATTGTTAGTGCTGGCAACAGAAATTACCCGCAGCAGGACGTTAATTACGAATTCCGGGAAGGCACAGCTAGCCAAAGCGCACCAAGCACCGCCCCTGGTGTTACCTCCACTGTCACGGACATCAATACACAAATAGGCACAAACTACAGCGAAGACTTAAACACAGACAATCTTGTCGTCAACCGAAATTACGGCGGCGGCCAACTGGTAAGACAAATAACCGATACAGACATTGACTCGTTCCGCATTCTGTTTACAATCCCCAAGCTGTTCTCTGTCGCCAAAGAAGGACTGGCGCAAGGGCAACTTTTTAGCGCAACGATTGGCATCATTATCCAGGTTCAGTCACGCGGCAGTAGCTACAACACTGTCTATACCCGCCGCATCACTGGTACCTCAACAACAAACTACCAGTTCACCACACCAACCATCAATCTTGATGGCGTAGGCCCTTGGAATATCAAGGTCATCAAAGAAGATCTTGGCGAAGACGGTTTTGAGGTTAAGTACTTTAATTTCCGCGACAATCCTCAAAACACCTCCATCGCCAATGATCGCGGCAATGAAATCCTTTGGACAAGCTTGATTGAACAGCAAAACATCCGCACTGGTTATCCTTATTCCGCTGTCGTCGGTCTTTCTGTCTCCACCCGTCAATTCAGCAGCCTTCCAACTCGCGCTTATTTGATTCGTGGTCGCAGGGTCTTGGTGCCAAGCAACGCTACTGTTCGCCCTGACGGCAGCTTGCAGTTTGATGGCGCATTTAACGGCAGCCTGCGTGGTCCGGTATGGACAACCTGCCCGGTCTGTTGTTTTTACGACATGCTCACCAACCCGCGTTATGGCGCTGGTGATTTCATCACATCAGCCAACCTGAGCTGGACAGATCTGTATCCACTGGCGCGTTACGCCAACCAGCTAGTTACCACACCAGGCAACACGCAAGAGCCGCGTTTTGCCTGCAACGTCCTAATTGGTGATCAGGCAGATGCGTATAACGTCCTGCAAGATCTAGCCAGTGTGTTCCGTGGTTTGTTGTACTGGTCTGCCGATGTAGTGCAGGCTGCTGCAGATCACGGCAATCTGGACGGCACCAACATTTCACCCGTCCACCTATATACCAACGCCAATGTTATTGATGGCGTATTTGAGTATTCCGGCAGCTCGCTGAAATCACGCGCCACCAGCATCCGCGTCCGCTACAACGACCCTGAAAATTTCTACAAGTCGAACTACGTCGTCGTTGAAAACAGCGATTTAATCAGCAAGTACGGCTATCAAATCCGCGAAATCGTTGCTTTTGGCGCTACCTCAAAGTGGCAAGCGCAGCGGGTTGGGCAATGGATTCTCAAAACCGAAGAACTAAAAGGCGACACGATTACGTTTACCACCGGCTTGGCTGGTGCGGTGGTGCTGCCTGGGCAGGTCTTTGCTGTTGCTGATCGCCTTCGTCAGGGCACTCGTGTCGCAGGTCGCATCAGCAGCGCCACCACAACTGCAATCACCTGCGATCAGACAATCACGTTGCCCTCTGGTGGCAGCCACGAAATTACCTGCATCCTGCCGGACGGAAGCGTTGAAACCCGCAGCATCACCTCCGTCGCTGGCGCTGTTGTCAACATTGGCACTGCATTTACAACTGCGCCGCAATCGCAATCTATTTACAGCATCAGCAGCTCGGCACTAAAAGAACAGAAGTTCCGTTGTATCAGCGTTGCCGATAACGGTGATGGACAATTCAGCATCACAGGCGTTGTTCACAATGACAGCATTTATAACGCTGTTGACACTGGAACGAATCTGACATTTAACGACGTTACCAGTTACGACACTAACCCCGATCCTGTCACCAACCTGACGCTCACAAACACGCAGATTGTCGTCAATAACAACAAGGCAAACCGCCTGCAAGCCGCATGGTCGCGTGCCACTGATGGGCAAACGTTTGGTTTTGAAATTCGCTACAAAATTGGCGAAGGAAATTACATCACAGGCGAGTTAACTGAGGCTTCGTACTTTGTTGATTATTTGCCGCCCAGCACTACGGTCAAGTTTGAAGTGCGTGCTGTTGGTCAAGCACCACTGAAGCGCAAGTCAATCTGGTCTACTGCCACGATCACAACCCCGGCAGATGGCACCAGCATCTATGACCCAACGCTGCCGCCTGATCCGCAAAACGTCACCATCGAGGCTTTCGGTAACGACCAAGTTCTGCTGCGCTGGAACAAACCGATTGCTGCCAACAGCTTTGAACTGATCGCTGTTATTCGCCACAGCAGCAAAACAGATGGTACTGGTGAATGGTCTGGTTCCACGCTTGTATCGCAATCAATTACCGCCAATACTGCGCAGGCAATTCTGCCGCTGATTGAAGGTGAATATCTCATCAAGTTTGAAGATCGCAGTGGACGTCGCAGTAACAATGCTGTCAGCGCAACGATTGATCTTCCTAATCCCATTCCCCGTTTCAACATCACAACTGTTCGGGAAGACACCACAACGCCGCCATTCCAAGGGCAAGTTGATGGCACCTTTTACAGCGATGAATACGACGGCTTGGTGCTAGATGGCGATGCCACGATTGATGGTGTGTCAGACATTGACGCCCTTACTTCGTTTGATTTTTACGGCACTCGTGGAACTGCCGGACGCTATTACTTCCGCAACATTCTTGATATTGGCGGCAATTACAGCGTCGTTTTTAGTCGCATCCTTTCTACGACTGGTTTGTATCCGGCAGATACGATTGATGACCGCACCAATGAGATTGACCGCTGGAGTGATTTTGATGGCCTGATTCCCGATGACACCAGCGCAGACATTTATTTCCGCACAAGCCCAGACGCCACGGTCGATGAGTTCCTGTTGCTGGAAGATGGCGACAAATTACTTTTGGAAGACGGCGACGACTTTGAGTTGGAATCCGACATTGACTTTGGCGATTGGATCCCGTTGCGAGCAGGAC